CTGGTCAAATTCCTCCAGGGTCCAATCGCCCAAGAGAGATACGCACCGCCCTTTTGACTAAACAAGGGCAATCCTGGCTGGAAGAGGAAGCCAGGACACCAGATCGCAACGTAACAGCCCAAGCGATCCTCGCCCTTGCCCAGAAGCTAGGCGTTCCCGTAAGCGCAGTCAGCAGCCTGGACCGCGACGTCGATGCACTAATCCGGTCAAGTCTTACACTCCCAGAACCTGAAAAGCTCCAACTCGCCAGCGAGGGATGGGCTGCCTTGAACTCCGGACCAACAGCCGGCGTTAATTGGGCTAGACGGCTCACCCAACGCATCAATCTTCATCTTAACCTACCTGACGAGACAAACGAACTCACCCCAGCAGAGGAGGACACCTATGAACACTGACCGAGGCATGTTCGAGGACGAGGAATATTACAAAGCGAGAATGAAGCGGCTCCGCGACCAGCTCGGTCAGGGACCCGCCGATCATCCCGCCCCCCCCCCGGCCCCCACGAACCCACCGGAAGTAACGGCCCCAATTCCGAGCCCGCCGAAAGACGAGATCGGAATACCAGAACCGGTGAGCCCGCCCCCAACCCCCCCAAAATTGGAGGAACCAATCATTGGCATCCCGCAACCGGAAAACCCGCCGACCGAAGAGCCGAAGGCCGAAGTCGTCATCGCCGAGACCAGTAACCCGGGTCCGGTCGGTGAAGACACGGGTCACGAGTTCGAAGACCCAGCCACCGGCGCGAAAATCCGCGTCATCGCCAGAATCGGCGAAAGCAAGGATGACGCTATCAAGCGCGTCCACGCCCACCATGGCATCACATAGCAAGGCGGGCCGGAACCTACCCTACCCGACCGTCGTCTGGTTCGGTCCTCCCGGCGTTGGCAAGTCTACGTTCATTCAGAAAGTAGGCGGCTTCGACCTGGAGCACTTCCCCACTCGCCAAGCCCGTGATGACTACATTTTCGCGGGCTGGCTGCGAGTGTACGAGCACGTCGGTGCTGCCGATACCTCTCCCTCACAGTACGATCCCGAGTTTTACACTCGAATCCTCGTGCTACCACCGCGATCCATCTACGATCGGCGCCGCAAGCGACGCGACAGCCGCAACGCGGCGAAGCGTCGGCAAGGCGACTACTACGACGCCTTCAACCGGAATCGGACTTCCTTCGACTACGTCGTAGCAGACTTCCCGGACCTCAGCAACGTCGACGTATTCATACGCCGACTCTCAAGACAAGCAACCTAAGGCGCTTGTCCACGAGACCCCACACAACCCGTGGGACCCCTTACGGGGTCCCGCGGGGTCCTT